GTTGTCCCCCAAGTATTCCTCCACCAGCACCTGCGAATAAAGCCAACTCATTCAAGGTTACCTTCTTTCATTCTTGTCATATAGGTCCTGACTCGATCTCTTGCTCCTGAACCATAGATTCTTTCGCAACGCTCAAGTCTGGCACGAACAAAGTCATTATTTTTCAAACTTTGATGTGTTCGGAATATTTCCCGAGCTTCTGCTTGTTCCAAAACAACTCTGTCTCCTTCATTGGATACTGTTTTTCTGCTGTATGCCATTGGTATATACCCTACTCATCTAAGTCACCAGTAAGTTCTAGTGCTTTGTTTATCAGGTGTATCGGATAGGATACGCCTTCACGCACCTTGTCTAGCAGCCTCATTGCGTCTGTATGGCTCATTCTGTGTCAACTCCTGTCCATTCTTTGTCTTGCTCTGCAATTAAGTCTGGAAGTTGTTTTTGCAAAACTCTGCTTTGGTCTGGAGTTAAAACTATTGTAATTGTGTAGTTTTTAAAAACAAGATAACCACTGGTTGACACATAAAACTCAACTGGTTCTGCTTTTAGAAATTTCATGCTTTTCTCCTTAACTCAGCCATCTTTGCTAAAACTTCCAAAGATGGTGGGACTGCTTTTTTGTCATCAGCCATAATCTTTAAAAGTTGAGGGTCAGGCTCATTTGATGGTGGAACTGTGAGCCTCACAACATCGTAGGGGTTTGCTTTAACGGCTTTTGTGTTTCTCACCCAATTACGCCAAGTAGCATCCCAATCAAGCTTCACGCCTTTCTGACCTGGTTGAGCAACCCAATAATCTTTGAACTGTTCAGCAACCTGACGAACATCAATGTCAGGTCTTTCCTGTGAAGCCCATTCACCCATTGATTTATTAAGAAACCAATCTTGGGCGAGGCGTGTGCCGCGCTTATTCTTATCTTTTGTGTTATGTGTAATAGGTAATGTGTTATGTGTAGCATTGCTATCGGATTGCGTTGGCAATGCGTTCGCATCCTTCTTCCCCCATCTAGCCTTGGCAGAGGCACTAGCCTTTTCTGATTTGATGCCAACCTTGAGCAATTCTTGAATAACTCTAAGATTAATCCATCCATCTTCTCTTAATTCAAAGTATTCGTTTAATACGATCCTAATGCTTTCGCTATGCGTTCGCATACGAATCTGTCTGGCAATCTCATCTAAATCTGCTGGAAGTGGTTTTTCATGCAAGTAAGACCAATCAAGCATCCTGCGAAACGCAAGATCCTCAGTCTCAGAAAGGTGCATGGTGTGACTGTTGTAGTCACCAATATTAAATTGGTAGTAGTGCATAGCTGTCTCATGTTCCAATTCTCCCTGAAAGAAACTGCGGCAGGAGGGGAGACTTCTCTTTTCGGTGGGATAATTACTCCCCACCTAGCCGTGTTTCAAAACATTGTATCAAATATATTGATTATTTGTGATTTCTTTTGAGCTAGGACTGTAGATCCTACGAGCTTGTGCATTCATCAGTTTGTACTCTGCGGGGGTAAATATACCCACTGCATTGCGAATGTCAAAGGGGTTTAGCAAACAACGATTTTCATCATTTGTCTTAGGTTTGCTCTCAATCAGACTGTCATCTAGGGTGTACATGGCAACCCAATACTTCCCATCCTTGACTTGTTTAGTTGTTAATTTGCCTTGATAACGGAGTTTTTTGGCAGTAGAAAGAACTGTTGATTGCGGCATACCAGTAAGGTTTGCTACCTCACGGGATGTCAGTGGCCCATTCTGTAGGGCTTTAATTAATCGTGCTTGTGTCATTGATACAACTCCTGAATGTTGATTGGGCGGTTTAGATGGTTTTCTAAAGCCTTGGCTAAAAGAGCGACTACAGCGGCATTAAAGTCCTCTGGTTCGTCCACGTATGCGCTACACATTGTGATTGCGTAATCAAGCAATGTCTCAGCACATTTTTGTTCAATTTGATCTATGTTCATGCCGTAAGCCTAGCATGATAAAAAAGTTGCGTAAATTAGGGAAAACCCCGATGTAAATTCAGGAATCTAGTGGCATATTAGAGGTGTTGAGCGACTCTCAGTGTGAAGTCCATCATGCTAAAAAGTTGCAATGCTACTCTGGCTCAATATGGTGCAAGCGCATTATTCAGAAAATTGCAAAAACGGACATTTTTAATAAACAATGGTTAAAAGGAGAAAGTTAATGAATATTCAGATACTCCGTCATGTGCGTCAATTGTTTCAAGGTTACGATACTGACGAAAAAACAAAACGTGCATATCAGCGAAAGTGGATTAAGTCAATCAGGAATTTGGGACAAAACCACCTGTTGGCTAAAAAAGTGGAGAAGTTAACATGACATCACTTTTTGAAGAGTATAGAAAGCAGTTTGCAGATATCAAGTATTGCTGCTATTGCTGTGAGCCACAAGGTGAGAAGTGGCACTGTTGCCATGAAAATCACTTTATCGAGTTTCAGGACTTAGATATTGAAGATCAAAAATACATCATTGAATCAGAGTTAGACGATAATTTTTAAGGAAAAATCATGGGTGTTCATAAAAAGTTAATGGAAGCAAGAATTGCACTGCAAGCCGCCCCACTCAAGAAGTCAGGGCATAACAAGTTTGCGGGATATCAATACTTTGAGCTAGGCGACTTTCTGCCAACAATCAATCAGATATTTTACAAGGTTGGTTTATGTGGCGTAGTGTCGTTTGACAAAGAACTGGCTACTCTGTGTATTACAGACACAGATGATGGCTCTCAGATCGTTCTGACAAGCCCTATGGCAGAAGCCAACTTAAAGGGTTGCCATCCTATCCAGAATCTAGGTGCGGTAGAGACGTATACCAGGCGCTATCTCTGGGTTTCAGCCATGGAGATTGTTGAGCATGATGCGCTTGACTCTTCTGCTCCGCTCAAAGAAGAGAAGCAAGCTCCTGTGATTACACCAACTCAGGGTGCGACAGATAACATTCCTCCAGAGGAATTGCAATATTTGCAAGAGTTAGCAGTTGAATTGATTGCTATCTGTGAGCAAGAAGATCCCAAGAAAGCTTGGGTTAAGTTGGAATCAGAGAATTTAGATAGCGAACAAAAAGTAGCTATCTGGACTCTCCTTCCAAGCAAAGTAAGAAGTGCGTTAAAGAAAGCAAAGGAAATCTAAATGGAAAAGCGTGATAACTCTGGTGTTTTGTTTAAGAACGACAAAAAAGAAACAGAAAAGCATCCTGATTACAAAGGAAATATTACAATCAATGGTCAAGACTATTGGTTATCCGCATGGATCAAAGAAGGTAAAGGCGGTAAGTTCATGGGACTAGCCGTATCACCTAAAGAAGCTCAAGCACCTCAATCAGCAAGGTCTAAAGCAACAGGCTTTGATGAGGATATGCCCTTTTAAAGTTTAACGGGGGAAAGCGCGACAATTCTGTCGGACGAACGTGAGTACCCCACCTAATAGGAGTGAATGATGAGTATGATTTCTGAAAACATTAAGCAATCTATTGAGAGATTCTTTGGATCACAACCAAAGATGATGGTCAGGTCTACTGATCCAGATACAAGTCTAGGAGCAGCCAAAAAGGTTGACTCAGCAAAGCTAGAAGAACTGGTTTATGAAGTGATTGCCAGATACCCAAATGGATGTATCTCGGATGAGATCCAAACACACTTCCCAAATCATGGCGTTCAAACAATAAGCCCTCGCTATGCCCCACTGATCCGCAAAGGATTTATTGAGGATACTGGTGAAAGACGAATTGGTTTGTCAGGCCGTTCAAAACGTGTTTTAAAGGTGATTAAATGAGTTACGCAAACATAGAAATTAAGATAATTCAATGGGCAGAAGCTCGAAAGATTATCCCCAATAGCACACCAGAGGTTCAGCTTCTAAAGGCTGTGTCTGAGATGGGTGAGTTGGCTGATGCAACCCTCAAAAAAGATCGTGAAGGCATGGAAGATGCCGTAGGGGATGTGATGGTTTGCCTAGTCAACTACTGCGCTTTACAGGATCTTAATCTGGTAGACTGTATGGAAGTTGCATACGACCAAATCAAGAATCGTAGGGGTACTCTTTTGCCTAGCGGAGTCTTCCAGAAGGAAATTACTTAGCTAACAAGTAAAGACCTATGTTTGAAAAGGCGTAACCCGCGTATACGATAGCCATATACATATTGTCTTTGTATAGCTGCTCACCCGCAATATATGCGTAGATTAGCCCTGTGAAGATGATTAGCCAAGCACTCAAAATTCGCTCACATCAATTACTTCACCACGGAATTCAATCTGGTCTTCATCAAACTTGTGGACCAACTCAGGCCATAGTAGCTTGCCGTTGAAGAAATTTAAGACCGCAAAGCCTGATCTGTGGTTACTAGGGTTTCCTTCAGCATAGGTAAATTGCGGCCCATCAGTCTCAGCCAAAGTCCCTGTATCTACTCCGTATCTACATCCGTTGTAGTCGCTAAATGGCGTAACTTTGAGCGAGTGTAAGTGTCCAGTAACGATGCTAACTCCCGCATTTACAGTATTGTTATGGGTGGCGTGAACACCGCCCTTGTATCGGTGCTTGATAATCACATCAGGCGTAGGCCATACTGACCAACAGAAATCCCAATCAGTGATGTGATCTGTCAGCTTAAAGCCCTGTACATCCTTAAACTGAGGTGCGTGTTGGGCTAAACGATTAGCAAACCTGACATCGTGATTTCCATATGTAAACACTAACTTTACATTGTGTCTCTCAGCTTTAGCCGTTTCCTCAATCTCACCCAATGCACCTTGACAAGCTTTTAATTCCTGAATGACAGAAGTTTGGGGCTGATCGGTTACATCATGGCGCGATATAGACGCTCCATCAAAAGCATCTCCGTTACATATCACTGCCACGGGTTTAAACTCTTCAATAGCCCATAGAAGCCCTTTAAAGGCGGTGGAGCGTTGACCAGGTATGAAGTGAGCATCAGAGAACACAATCACAGTCCCATCTAGGATGCCAAGGTCTATTTGTTTTAGTGGAGAAAATGTCTTAGGTCTGGTTTTGTCGTATTTAAATCCTCGATGGTCACTAGAACTAAGGGTCATTTTGTAATGATCTTCAATCCATCTTCTCCGCAAATGAACCGCACGAATGCTTGTCCCAAGGTATTCTGATATTCTGGTAGCAGATTGCAGCTGACCCCATAACTGGATAAACTCTGTATCTGTGCAAGTTTCATTAAATGAACCCATGGGAATCCTTAGATATTAAGTTTTCTAGCAGATTGATAACTCTGTGTTCTTGTCTCTCAATATCTTCATCTGAGGACTTTGGATCCGTTGCCACAATCAATAAATCATGCAAGAAAACATGAAGTAGCTCATGCAAGGCAGTTTTGTCCAAAGATTCTGGGGTTATCTTCTCTGCACCAAAGTCACCTAGCCTGTATGTGGCAAGCCTAGCTCCCTCATTGAACTCAACTGATGCCATTGCATTCTTGGCGGGTTTACTACCCTTCTCAATACGCCAATCACCAAGACTCAAAAGTGCTTGGTATTTTTGGACGCTTCGAGCAAAAATTAAAGCATCATTTGCTGATGGAATATTAGGCATAACAACACCATACACTGGTTTTGTGACTATTTAGTTTAACTTGTTAATACCAAAAGTGCATGATCTATGTGCTTAATCCTATCGTCTAGCCCAATAAAACCGCCATTTATCTTCTTGGTCATGGTTTTATAGTCTCTAACATCAGCGAATTGGTTAAGCTTTTGGGTGTTCCAAAACCAACCCGCAGTCATGGCAGCGTACTGAGGAGTAGCCACCAAATCTGGCTCCATTACAAAATCCACACCGCAAGATTGACCAGCGTGATAATAGTTAGCGTGACCAGTAAGCTGAATGCAACCACGCCCACGAAATCTGTATCCATCTCCAGAAGCTTCATCTCTATTTCCCATTCTTGAGGAATAGACTTTGTTTGCAATTTTCTTTGGATTTCTAGCGTATTCATTAGCCACTTCTATTGTTGGGAATCTAGATTTCCACAGTTTCATTAGCGTTTCAGCACGATAATTTAAGTTCTCTTCTAGTGTCTTAAAATTACCACACTCATGTGAGCATTGACCGATAAATGATGCTTGGCGAACAGGTGTACTGATGTCAAAACGCTGAAAAGTTGCATTCAAAGCATCAACCCATTGCTCACCAATGTGTAGCTTTGCAAGTTGTTCTTTATTTACCATTTAACAAGTTCCTTACATCGTTATAAGCATCAATACAGGCATTTAATTGAGCCGTATTTCTATCGCCTTGAGCCACTATTTCTGCGATGGCTTGGAGGGTTGCTCTGTCGGCATCAGAAGTTTGGTCAGCCTGTCTGTCAGGTTTACTTCCTGTTTCTGGGCTATTTGTGGTGGCAACGGGGGTACTTGTGGGGGCTTGTACACAACTTGAGGACGGGAGCCGCACCCTACCAGAACGAATGGCAGAATCCAAAGCAGATTGTTTTTGATTAACGACATTTGTAGTCTCCAATAGTTTGCTTGCAGTAGTGTTGATTTGTTCAGTCAGTTTCTGTTCTGTTTGACGGGATTCTTCATTCTTTTTGGCAATTTCTATCTGCATTTCAGCATCACGATCTAACCACCAGTAATGGTATCCACCTCGATATGTACCAAATAAAGCACAAAATAGCCCAACCAATAGCCAAGGAAGTGGGATGCCAAACATTATTGAGCCTCTTTTCTTGCCATCGCTAAATGCTCACGATACTCATTGTCTTCCATGTGTTCTGGAGGAGTAGTCGGAGGAGGTGGTGGAGTCCAAGATTCATCTAAATCAGGATTCTTGAAGTTCAACCAATTTGGTGCTGAAGTTGTTGGCGACCAAGTGCTTGTGGCGCTAGGCGCTACAGAGGCTTGAACTACTGGTGGTGGAGGAGTAGGCTCAGAAGGTGGTTTAAAGGCGTTTATAGCCGTTCCTACGCCCTTTTTACCTATAACACCACCTATCCCACCAACAATGAGCAAAACGATGTCATTGAGCATCTTTGTGTAGGCCATGTCAATTGGAGCCATTGACTTGATAGGCTGAGTCACAAAGGTGACAGAGTAGAGTAAAGCAACAACAATGAAACAAAGAATTAATGTGACCACTACAACCACAAAACCCCAGACATAGGTTTCTATTTCTTCAATTGTTAGTCTTGTTTTCTGGGACATCGTTAACCTTTTTTTCAAGAATTGGTGCAACTAAGTATTCAGGGCAAGTCTGGGTAAACAGACACTTAGGCTTTTGGCATTGCTCAAGCACAAAATTGTCAGGATTCTGGCATTTATAGCGATACCTATCTTCACATCCAACCAACAGTAAGACTAAGATTAGGTATTTCATGCGTATATATCTAGTTTACGATTTTGGAATATCTCAATTCTGAGCTTGGCTTGTTCGGCATTCTTTTGATAAATCTCAAAGGCTAAGTCTTCAATGGCTATCTGAGCCTTCTTTTGCTCAAGTTCAGCACGAGCTGTCTCTTGTTGTTTCAGCATTTTACGTTCAACAAGATCGTATTGTTGCGGGTAGCCAGATGGCAGAACCATGGGGAACATTCTGATTGTATCAATGGTCATTTCTTGTCCTCCCTCTCTCTTGCCCTTGCGTAGTAGTAATGAATCTTTGCTCTCAGTTCAGCAGAATCTGCCACTCCCGCCCATTCTGCCAAGTTATTCCACAAAGCAAGTAACTGATCAGACTTGCAATTATCCCCATTGGTGGTGATCCACCGAGACAATTCCCTGTGCCTCATCGTTGGTTCGCTGATCCAACTTAAAGCATAAAAGTCTGACAACAAGCATTGCCTGGGTTGTGCAGATACTAGCAATCCAATGGATAACAAGCACAACACTATCCATTTCATTTACTCATCTCATTGATTGCCAAATTAATACGAGTCTTAATCTCCGTTGGATCTTCTGTTGCTTCTTTAAATCCAACAGAAATATATCCATCAAACTCGCCTATTTGTGGAGGAATTCCTGCTCGGCAGACATACTTCACACCTTGCTTTTCTTCCCAATCAGAATTCTTACCTGTGACCACCAACTTGTCGCAATAAACTTCGCCACCCAACATAGAAATCATTGCCTGATTACGTTGTGGGTCTTTGTTAAACAAGGATGATTTACCGCCATCCATAGCCTTGTCGTGACCTTTTGCATTAAGTGCAAACAATGTGGTACGAGAGTTAACCGCTAGATTAGCTTTATGGACAGTGACAGTCTCAGCCTCAAGATCTCTCTGGACAGATAAAGCTACTTGCATCAAGGAAGGAGTGTCTTTCAACTCTGTTTGTTGGCTAGAGTTGGTGATGGCTTGCAGAATGACTTGGCGTGAATCCCAAGCAAAGTAACCCGCAAAGAAAAGGAAAGACAGCAAGATTACTGTAAGCAGTTTAAAAGGATTGTCCACCCATTTAATCAGGTCTACTACCTTGTCAACATTAGACTCATTCTTTTTAGGTTGAGCAACAACCTTGGGAGTGGATCGCTTTACTGGTGCAACCTTGGCGGCTGTAGTCTTAACAGGAGCTTTTTTAGTAACCATACGCAACCCATAGAATTATTGAAAAACACCAAATGATTAAAGCGACAAAACAGACTGCCGCAGTGAATGCAAGCAGCCAGTCTTTCATGTTATCTAGGAAGTAAGAAACGCTCAGTGCCATACTCAGGCATCTGACCTATTGAATAGTTAAGCAACGGATTTGTAGTTGCCCTGTTTAGCAAACTTGGGGCTTGCCCTTGAGAACTAGGCATCATGTTGCGTTGGAACACATCACTTGTAATGCCAGATCTTACAATTGGCCTTCCCACAACAGTACCAAGCAAACTTGCATTTCCAGAAGATGCGGCAGCAATTGCGGCAGCTCCCGCATCCAATGGACTAATACCAGGCACACCACCAATTCTTGCAACATTTTGGAATGCTGATGGATATGCTCCTGCGGCATTTGCCAAAGTTTGTAGTTCAGCGGGAACAATCTTTCCTTTTCTAGCAAGATTGCCTAAATCAGCGCCAGATACATTTCCAGTAGTAGCATTCAATGCTTTCTCAATGGTGTAACTTTTTGCAATATCTTGACGAGCTTGCTTAAAGTTAGTCATTACATCTGGCTGATTAAAGTTTTTCAGATTACGTTCTGCAAGATTTTCTAATTGGTTGGCAGCAAACTTTTGCGCTCTACCAAGATCTTTGTCTCTAGCATTGGCAAAAGGCGATGAGTTTGTTTGTGCGCTATCTCTTAGTCTTTTGATTGACTCAACCAACTCATCCCCACCAAAATTCATTTGCTTTAAATTATTTAATAAATTTAACTCTGTAGATACATCTAAAGACTTCATGTTTTGCAGTCTACCTATCTCTTTATTGAGATCTACAAAAAACTGTTTGTCTGCATAGTAAGCGGGGTTCGCTCTTAAAGCGTCATATGCCAAACCTTTTTCAGCCCTAAACTGTTGCAATACTTGTGGAGTTATTTCAACATCAGGAGCAAGATTCAAAGCTTTACGTGCTTGTTCATTAATCAATAGTTGATTTTTAATAGAGGCAACTTGTGCTGTTTGTTGCTTACCAGAGAAACCCTCTAACAACTTGTTAAGCGTTGATGGATTAACCTGTGTTGGAGGCAAGGTAGCACCTTGAGCAATAGCTTTCTCAGCAACCAACTGGGCTTGAGTTAAGTTTGCAGGACCTTTAGGTGTAGTAAGACCGCCAACAATAGCTGTAGGTGTAGTCAAAATACCTGCAACAGCCGCCTCATTAAGCACTTGAGCGGGATTGATTGTGCCTGTAGTGGCTTGTTGTTGTGCGGCAGATGTAAGTGCGGCAGTACCGCCAGCAGCGGCAATATTTTGAGCCAAAGCAACAGTTCTAGGTGCGGCCTTAACTAGTGCGGTAGGAGTTGCGGAAACAATAGATTTCTGAACAGCGCCTGGCAAAACTAAGGTGGCAGGATCAAGCAAGCCAGTACCCACTCCACCAACAAGCAGACCTGGGCGCTCTGTAGCAACTTTATAAGTGCCTTTCAGAATATCGCTAATAGATTGTGTAGGCTGTGGAACTGGTTGTGGCTTATTACGATCAATACCAAGGTATTCATCAGACAAGCCAAGTTTGCTTAAACCGCCCTTAATGCCTTGAGCCATTAAATCAGCCGCACCAAAGATTAACTGACCACTAGTAGTCTTGCCACGCAAAACATCTAATGGGCTAAAGCTTGCGGCAACATCTTGCTGAAACTGTGTTTTTGGTTGGAATGCTTGCTGTCTAACGCCTTGCATTAAATCAGTAGCACGATCGGAAGTCTGTGTTCTTGGTTGTGGTGCTTGTGGTGCTTGTGGCGCTACAGGAACATTAATACCAGTTACAGGCTTCCAATCTTCCTCAGATGAAGCTTTCGTAGTAGTTGCTTGAGCTGTAGTTGATACAGGTTGTTCAGCAATGCCAGATACTGGCTTCCAATCTTCTTCGTCTTTAGCCATACCAACCACCTTCTTTACGTAGTTTTGCGTTTCTTTGAACGGAGGAACGCCACCATACTTTTCTACATTACTTGGGCCAGCGTTGTAAGCGGCAGCAACCAGAGTAGGATCTTGAAATCTGTTTGACAATTGACTGAGATACTTAACACCACCACGGATGTTATCTTGCCAATCCATTCGGTTAACGCCCAGATCTTTAGCAGTAGCACTCATTAACTGCATAGGTCCATAGGCACGATCATCAAATCTTGTCTTAGGACCTATTGCATTAAAAGAACCACCAGACTCTGCCTCAATAACATTTCTAACCAAAGAAGCGGGGACTCCTTGTAGATCCGCTTCTCTAGCGGCAAAAGCAAAGATTTCGTCTTTGGTTGCCATTTTATTGTCCTACTGGCATTACTGTTCCATCGGGTCTTTTGACTCCGTATTTCCCAGACTTGCCTTGCACAAGAGTAAATCCTGCGGGTAAAACTGGTGCAGATGGGTTTTTACTAATTTGCTCATTCAGGAATTGAATAAACTTTGGATGTTCAAAAATTGGCTTGTTCTCTGGTGCTTTTTCCCACGCTGTACCTATTTTTGCAGGATCGCCTCTATAAGCTTCAACAAATTGATTACGAGCAATATCTTTATCAGCCAATGCCTCTTCTTGAGCAGCAAGCATACGTGTTGCAGTCGCAGGGTCTGTCAATGTTGCATAACCTCTAGCAATAACTTGTGCATCTAAGTTAGAAGCCGCACCCTTTTGTTGAGCTGTCTTTTCCAACTGAGCAGTAGCAATTGCTTGGTTCATACGGGTTACATCAGTAATGTCTTGCTCAAACAATTTACCAATACCTGGGATTGCATTCATGTATCCATAAACACCCGCTTGAATCCCAGTTAATTTGTTGTTGTCAATTCTTGTTGATAAATCATATAACTGTTGAGCGGCAATTTTTCTACCGCTAGAAGTGTCTGAAGCCTCTTGGCTTTTCTTAGAAAAGTCTTTAAATCTAATATCAGAAGTTTCGGTGAATGTTTTTTCAGATGCAGATGGTTCAGCCGCAAAACCTCCCACAGCACCACCCTTAGTTTGCCCCCCCAACCTAGGCGCTCCACCTGTTGGTTGAGTATTTAATCCCAAAACATCAGCTCTAGATCTGAATTCTTTTCTCTGTGTTATTGGGTTAAACACAGATTCAACTAAACCAAAAGCTCCACCTTCTGCTTCAGCACGTTTACGAGCTTGTAGGTTTTCAATTGAACCAGTTTGAGTTTGTACGCCAACCAAGTTTCCTTGTCTGTCATAAACAGGAACTTCGCCAGGTTGAGGTTGATAGGTTATGTTTGATTCAATAGCTTTTGCATAGCCTGTAGCGGGAGTAATGTTGAACTGTACATTTCCACCCCTAACTGTTGGGCTTGAAACCAATCCCCTTTGAGCATCATACTGAGGCAAGCCACCAGTAACATTTCTATTTGGATCTGTTATCAATCCACCCGCTTGCACAGTAGGTTGCAAGTTCTTAAATGCTTCAGTAATGCCAGGAAGCATTTTTGCCGCATTAGGATTGGTAGACAAACGAGCCACATCTTTTAAGGCGGCATTGAAGTCAATAGGTTGACCCATTGCCTGTGGTTGAACATTCTCTTGTGGCAAGCCTAACGATGTACTCAAAGAGTATGGGCTTGATGAAAGTCTCTCTCTTCCAAGATTGGCATTAAGAGCTTGTCTTGTCTCTTGTTGCTCATTTGGAAAATACTTCTCTTGAATCTTAGAAACTTCTTGCAACAAACCTTGTTGTTGTCTTTGTTGTTGCAGAGATGGGATGATGTTTTGTACGGCTTGGTAACCAGAAGCAATACCTTGACCACCAACAATACTGCCTAACAGAAACTGACCAAGCGCCTGATCTTTAACTGCCGCTTGATCTTCTTCGCTCAGACCTTTAAGAGCCTGTTTGTTTAAAAGGAGTTCCATGATAATTCCTTACATTAACCTGAAGCTAGAGCCAGAGCCACGTGATGAGCTTTGCATACCAGAGCCACCACCAACATTAAGTCCCAAAGCTTGGTTGATAATTTGTTGTTGTTCCAATGGCAAGTTACGCACTGCATCCAATTGTTGCTGAGAGAACTGTTGTTGTTGAGCGCCTTGTTGGGCAAGTTGACCAGCACCCGCAAAGCCCATCTGTTGGCCTTGACCCGCAATACCAGCAAGAGCGCCACTAGCACCAAGACGTTGTTGATTAGCTTGTAAACCCGCTTGTTGGTTAGCCAATCGAGCTTGTTGTTGACGAGCCAAATCAGACTCAGCACCCGCTTGGGCGGCTTGGAAGGCTGCCGCATTCTGTTGACCAACAAATCGAGCGGCATTCTCATCATAAGCACGATTGGTTTCTGCTTCTGCAACACCTTGGCGAGAGCCGCCAAAAGCCTTGGCAGCGACAGCACTAGCCGCACCTTGCTGTTGTGCCATCTGTCTAGAACGATTGATATCTTGCAAACCTTGTTGAGTAACGGCTTGCGTATATGGAGACATATATGCACCAATGTCTTGGTTCAGCAAAGAACCACCACGAACACGCTCTGCTTGATAGCCACCCGCTCGTTCAGCAATATTAGCGGCACTACCAAGCTGTTGCATCTGCTGACTATTGGGATCTGCAAATTGACGGGTTTGTTCAAAAGACGCTTGTTGGTCAGGAGTAAACCCCGCAAATTGACGTTGGCCTAAATTTGCGGCAGTTCCTTTAGCGGCTTCTACGTTTCTGAGAAACTCATCCCTCATCGCGGGGTCTAGTTGCGATGAAGACACATTCGTTGTTTTTGAAGCACCCATTTTAAATCTCCGTACTTAGATAAACTTTAGTTTGCAAGTTATAGATCTTGTCCATAACCTTTTCCCACCCCTTGCGACCTGTCATTGCTAACTTATCGCAACCTTCTTTTTTCCCATGCTCTTCAATATAAGGAAGTATTCTGATAACTTCATTCATGTCCCCTGCCGCTAGGAATACATGGATTATTTTTCTCTGGGGATAGTTGACTATTTCGGTGACGATGGCAGTGTTAACACCAGGCCAAAATTGCATTTCATCTCTATTGAGGGCCATTGCGACATCCTCAAGACTATGCGTTCCGTCACCATATTCTAGCGCATTTAATAATAATTGCTGACTTTCCAGAAAATAAGGAACCCACCATTTAGGCTCCCCATTCTCTGTAAAACTACTGCAATCTATCATCTCATACTGCCTTGCTTCCCATCAAATCTAATCACACCTACTCGCCAATCAGTTAAGGCACTACCCTGAATCTTTACCGCTACCTGTCTACCAGTAATCCTGATAGAAGTAGGAGATGACAAGGTATATGGGCCATAGCTATATTTGGTTGTATTTGGGTAGAACTTAGTGCTGAAACTGGCGGTTACATCACCCGCAGTCTTTTCATCAGGAATCATTCCTGTCAGACTCATCGTCCTATCTCCAATTCCTAGCTCAATGGGTCCAGACTCAGCAAAAAGTGTCTGAGAATCGTAGTTATTGCCTACCTCATGCTCATAGACATAGCCATCAGCATCCACAAGAATGGGGTTGCTAAAGATACCCTTATCAGTACCACACGTACGTATTAACGTACCAATAGCCCAGTGGCCTTCACGATAGTTATAGGTGACGTAGGAGTCATTTTCATTACTTGAAAGACTTGGGTAATACCACCAAATCTCACCATAAGATGAGTTGTGGACGCAGTAGATCTTAGAAGCCTGAGTGGTGTTTAGATTGCTATAGACGTAATCTGATACATCAGAAGGCAAGGGCTTAACAAAGCCATCAAATATCCAGAATCCTGATCCCGCCATCCAGATACAGGCATTATCAGTAGCCGCTACCGCTTGCTTAGAGATAACTCCGCAACCAGTGCCAACACGCTCAAAACTGTAAATATAAGGAGGGCCAATATAAGTTGCAGTGTGGACATCCACATCTGTGAACAGAATAGTAGTTCCACGGATTCGTTTGGCACATTGTAAAGATCCTACAGTAGTTAGTTCAAAGTCACCCGCTTGGTTTGTCGCCAAAGGAGTCCAAACAGTATTATTCTCTTGGTCACACCACTGAACCTTACGGGGGTTTCCACCCGCACCCAAGGCAAAGACAAAGCGTTCCTGAGTAACAACAAGACCTGTATTTCCTGTAGGAGCATTTGTTAGAGCGGCAGCGTCTACCGCAGTATCCAATTGCCACTCAAGCAGTTTTCCATCCTTAGATGAGCAACCAACCAGATACTCGCCCCATGTGTCCAAAGACCAAGTAGTAGCGGGAGTGACAGATCCTAAGTCTGGTCTAGCAACACCATAGGCAAAGCTACCATAAGTGCTATAGCCATAACCAATCTTTTGTACGGCAGAGGCATCACCCACAGTAAAAGTAGCGGGAGTAATGTCAGTTAGAGTGTTGGTTTCGCTTAATACGTATAACTTTGAATGAGTGCCAACGGCAATCCTTCGGTTATTAGAGTTATCACGCCAGTTAAGCAAACCCCTAGCCATTCCTGACAATTGAGTTTGTGTGCGCTTTCTCCATCCACCGACAGGACGAATAGTTCCCTCAAACCAACGGACTAAGTTTGAGTTGTTCCAACGACCTTTAGATTGATACTCCGTACCATTCTTAAAGACACCTGGAGGAATTTGGAGTGGAATATAGGCCATACTTTGTCAATCAGGTTGGTATGTTAGAAACAAAGCTCATTGTAGCAATAACGCTAGGAACAGCGGGTCTTGTTGGAGTTGTACTGGTAGCGTAATGCTCAATACTGACTCCTGTATCGCTAACTCTAAACACAAGCTCAATATAGTCATTTTCTGCCATATCAACAAAGAAATTTAAAGCCGCAATAGTGTGGCTAGGATCTCCCGCTGACTTCCTTGGCGCTAAACCAAATCTACTGTTAGATTTAACAATATTAGTTCCATTTTTACGAAACCAAACATCTACATCTTGAGTGTCGTTAGTGGTGTTCTTAAATTGAATGGAGAATTGG